AATCTTGCCACGAGAAACTACATAACGGGGAATTTGAAATTAAAGGTGTTAAATCTAAAACCAAACATGCTACTGAAATTGGGATCGTAAAATCTCAATTGAAAAAGCAGTTTGATGGTTTTGAAGAGACATTCGGATACGAAACCAAGTTCAAGAGGGAGCAGATATTACAACTACCTAAATCACATCATTGGGATGCTGTAGCGATATGTTACGAAGGAGGTGAAATTATTGACTTATCTGATAGTGTTTATTTCAAGAGGCATGTCGCTAAAGGAGATTACAAGCAAACAACGGGTCTTCATTCAGAGAAAAAAATACCAACTAATAAGCTATTTGGTTTGAGGAAGTTTGACTATATTCAAACACCAAAAGGTAGTGGTTTTGTCAGGGGTAAACGTTCAGACGGACGTTTTGCAATATGTGATATATTTTGGAATACGATTAATGGACAGGTTCAAATAAAGAAAAACTGCAATAGGTTAAGTGCAAGAACGACAACTTTAATAGAAAGGAGGATGGCGCATTCCTCCACGGGGCAAGCCGCCGTGGTTCCCTGCGCCTAAAATAAATATTATGGCTAAATATCGAAAAATATCCGTTTTGATTTGGAACGACGCGAAGTTTACGAGTGTTTCGGATGATGCTCAGTTTCTTTTCATCATGTTGCTCACTCACCCTCACATGACCAGTGTCGGCGCGATGAGAGGCACCCTGGAAGGCCTTGCCGCCGAGAAAAAATGGACGCACCAAAGGCTTTCGAAAGGGTTTGCCGAACTCGTCGAAAAGGGCATGGCGAAGTTCGACAAAGATGCATGTTGCATCGTCCTTCCGAATTTCATCAAGCACAACCCGCCGGAGAATCCGAACGTGGTTAAATCCTGGGCAAGCGCGATGGAGCTTGTTCCCGAGTGCGATTATAAAAACGAAATATATCAAGCTCTTAGCAGTTATATAAATACCCTTCCGGAACCCTTTCGAAAGGCTTTCAAAACCCTTCCCAAACCCTTTCGAATACAAGAGCAAGAGCAAGAGCAAGAGCAAGAACAAGATCTAGAGGCTACGCCTCTTGCTCGGAGCGCTGACGCGAACTCCGAGCCGGAGACCGGCGAAGAAGCTTCCGAAGTTTTTTGCAAAATCCCTCTCGTGGATAAAAGCGAATATCCGGTTACCGAGTCTAAAGTTTCGGAATTTCAGGAGCTATATCCAGCCGTGGACGTTCGGAAGGAGATTTTGAAAATTGTCGGCTGGAACCGCGCAAACCCCAAAAAGCGCAAAACGCGAAAAGGCATCCTTAACCACGTCAATTCGTGGCTTGCCCGCGAACAGGATCGCGGCGGCAGGCATCCGCCGCCGACGTCTTGCGACGCCGAAGCCAAGGGCGTCGGCAAATACACAGAAAACAACGTGATAGCCGCCCAAAAGTGGCTGGAAAGGAGGCAGAGTGAATAAGAACGACGATTTCGAGTTTTTGAAGATTCTGACTGGAATGTGCGAATTGTACGACCGCAAGTGCTCCGACGCTTTTATCGACCTGTACCGGGCCGCGATGGACGGTTATTCGATCGATCAATTTCGGAAAGCGGCCAACGAGGCCGTTCGAAAATTGAAGTTTTTCCCGAAGCCAGCGGAGTTGATCGAACTGATCGAGGGCGGAACCTCGGGCGACAAGGCAGAGCACGAGGCCTACGGCGTGATCGAGCGGATAAGGAACGTCGGCAGTTACGGAACTCCGAAATGGCATGATCCGGTGACCTCTGCGGTCATGACGAAGCGTTTTCGGTGGGGGGAAGTGTGCGCGACTCCCGAAAAGGACCTGAAATGGTTCGTCCGGGAGTTCGTAGCGGCCTACAAGAGTTACCAGGGCGGCGGGCTCCCGGAAATCGAACACGCCGGAAAGCCGCCCGCGAAGCTCATCGACTTGGCGGGCAGGATCGGGAGGCCTGCACAATGATTTCGCTTCAATTGCAGGAATACTTAATCGCCAAATCTGTCAAGGTTGTCGAGGTCCCTTTCGCTCCGGTCGGAAAGCCTCGCATGACCAGGCGGGACAAATGGAAGAAGCGGGATTGCGTGGTTAGATACCGCGAGTGGTGCGACGCCTTTCGCGCCTGCATCGGGAATGTTCCGGACGCCGTTGTCGGTGTCTCTTGGATCGCGACGATCCCTATGCCGAGGTCCTGGTCGAAGAAGAAGAGGCTGGAGAGGATCGGAACTCTGCACGATTCTCGTCCCGACCGGGATAATCTCGATAAGGCGATCCTTGACAGTTTGTTTGCGGAAGATTCCGGGATCGCGTTCGGTTTCGTGGCGAAGTTTTGGGCCGAAGAAGGCGGAATGACGGTTTATTTTCACTGAACACAGGAGACGAAAATGCTTGAGCCGCAATGGTTTGAAACATGGTTTGCCGAGCACTTCCCGGACCGGCATTACGGCCCGCTGGAGGTGGCCTGCGCCCTGGGCGTGGACAAAAACGTGGTCTACCGGGCCCTTGCCTACGGGGAGTTAGACGGCATCCGAACGGGTCGCAAATGGATCATTCCGCGCCAGGCCGTGCGCGACTGGCTGCTTGAGCGGGTGGCCGTGAATATCGAAAGTTGAAAGTCACAAGGTGAAAGGCTCAAGAAGAAAGGAGCTCTGTCTTCTGCCTTCTGCTCTATTCCCTCGTTTCCCACACGCCCGGATCAGCTCCCGTAAAATGCATGCCAGAAAACAGGTTCAAGGTGCAAGGCACAAGGTACAAGAAAAAATAAGATGTAAACCCTTTAATCCTTATGCCTTTCACCTTGAGCCTTGAACCTTAAACCTCAAACCAAATGATCAGGGCGGGATCTGCATCGACCGCGACGATACCCGGGAGCTGATGCATTATCTCGACAAGCTGGAAAGGCGGTGTAAATGAAACTCGAACTGGCAAAAGCGGGCCTGGCGGACAACGGCCAGCACCTGTCCGAAGCAGATATTGCCGAACTTGTGCAGACATTTGCCGAGGTCAAGCGTGCGCCGGTGGTGCTGGGCCACAGGCAGGCCGATCACATGCCGGCTTTCGGCTACGTGACCGCCCTGGAAAAACAGGAAGACAAGCTTTTCGGGGAGGTCGAGCTAATGGACCCGCTGGCAGAAGCCTACAACGAGGGCTATTACCGGGCCTGGTCCCTGGGGGCAAAGCGCAGGCCCAAAGACGGCAAATTGTACCTGCATCACCTGGCGTTTTTAGGGGCCGCGCCCCCTGCGATAAAGGGCCTGGAGGTGGTTTCCATGAGCGACTCGGAAGAGCTGTTTACCTGGAACTTTGCAGACGGCCGGGTAAAAAGCGCGGCCAAAACCGACTGGCCGGTTTCGTTTGCCGAATGGGACGCGGACGCGGCCGTGGACAGAATCATCGAAAAAGGCGGGTTTACCCTGCTGTCGCACGTTTGCGCGGCCTACACGGTGGCAGAGGGCGATGAAGACCCGCCACAGGTAAAGGAGCGCTACCACTTCCCGTTTGCCGACGTGATCGACGGCAGGGTGCACGTGGTGGCAAAGGCGGTATACAGCGGCATCGGGTATTTAAACGGCGCCAGGGGCGCGGAAATCGACGCGGAAATCGCCCGCGCAGCCCGGCCGGTGCTGGAAAAACTGCAACAACTTATCGAGGAGGAAAAGGAAATGGGCGACAAGGAAACACTGGAAAAGGAAAACAAGGACCTGAAGGCCAAGCTGGACAAGGCCCAAAAGGACCTGGAAGACCTGCAGAACAAAAACAAGGAGTTCTCCGACCAGCAGGAAAAGGTAAAGACGCTTTCCGACCAGCTGGATCGGGTGTCTGGCCAGCTCAAGGACCAGAAAAAAGAAGAGCTCCGGCAGGCCGCATCCGGCCGGCTGCCCAAGCAGCAGCTCGACGCCTTGATGGAGCTTGCCGGCGGCATGGACAACACCCCGCTGGAGTTTTCAGACAAGTCCAAAAAGGAGCCGCTGGATGTGCTAAAGGAAATCTTTTCCGCAATCCCGCAGCCTGTGGAAGAAGGCCGCCTGGATCTGGGCGACCCGCCCGGCGGAGACAAGGAAAACCAGGTGGATGCCGGCAAGATGGCACAGGTGCTTTAACAGGTGCAAGCTACAAGCTGAAAGCTGCAAGTTAAAATAAGGATAAAACCTTTTTTGGCTTGAGACTTGAGGCTTGAAACTTGTGACTCACAAAACAGGAGGGAATAAATCATGTCGTTTAACGCAGTTCTTGAAACAAGAAGCTACAGCGAAGCCGGGGTGGTGGACAACTCTCATCCGCCCATCGTGATGGCAATGGAGGCGGTGGCCGACCAGGGCGAGCTTGCCCCGGGGCTTATCGCATCCAAAAACGCGGCCGAAAAAGTGGTGCCGTTTGACCGGTTTGCCGAAAGTATCGGCACCGGGGATAATACGGCCGTCGATTTTTCCGGCACGCTTTCCAGCCCGCCCGTAAAACCCGGTAGCGTGGAGGTCACAGACGGAACCGAGACTTTCACCGATGATGAATGCGGCAACTTAAACGGCGATGCCGGTGGCTCCGGCACCGTCAACTACGTTACCGGCGAGATCAGCGTGTCGTTTAACGCGGCCCCTGCCACTGACGCGGACATTTCCGCATCCTATGCCAACCGGGTGGCAGGCGTTGTCACCATGCGTGTGGACACGGCAAACGAGGACGCCGCCCCCGTGCTGGTGCACGGCACCGTGGCTGTAAACAAGCTTTCGCGAAACGGCACCGATCCGAGTGACGCGGACCTGTCCGCCCTGGCGGAAGCAGGAATTTACCCGAGATAAAGGAGGTCAATCATGACGGCGTTTGAAGTAAATTTACGGCAGTTGTTCAGCCCCAAGGCCATTGCCGAGTCCGTGCAGCACCAGCCGCCCATCAAGAGCCCGGTGATGGACGATATTTACGCGGACCGAAGAAACTGGCCCATGCCCACCATCGCGCGTTCCGAGATTTCCCAGACCATCGGAAACGAGCCGGTGGTCCGGCGCGGGGCTCCGTCGATCAACGTGGGCGATACCGATATGAGCATCGATCATATCGAGCCCCAGCCGGTGGAGCTGTCCACCAACCTGGGGGCGGCCGAACTAAACAACCTTAAGCTGCTGCGCCAGCAGTCCCTGCAGTCCTGGCGGGACAACAAGGTATCTGATCTGCGCAAGCGCACCCGGGCCACATCCGAGGCCATGAGCGCACAAAGTTTGTCCGGCAAGATCCAGTATCCCATGCGCATCGAGGGCGGGTACACCTATTACGAGGTGGATTTCGGCAGCGTGCTGTCCTATTCGCCTTCTGCCAAGTGGGACCTGTCTGATACCGGCCTGGAGCAGGTATTAATGGACCTTGTGCAGATGTCCACCAACATCAATCAGCAGAGCGGCTACGGCTCAAAGCTCAGGATCTACTGTGGCGCCACCGCCTTTACCACGCTTGCGGGCAAGGTTCTGGCAATCGCCTCGGAGACCGGCCGGTTTGCCGCCCAGGTAACCGAAAACGCGGTGCAGGTGGCGGGCTTTCGCCTGGAGCTGTTAAACACCAGCTACCGGGACCACAAGGCCGGCACCACCAACAAGTCCATTGCGGACAAGGATATCGCAATGGTGGGCACGGACGCGCCTTTCCGGTTTTATTACCTGTCGTTAGACGATCTGGACGCGGACCTGCAGGGCATGCCGTTTTATGTCAAGCCTGTCAAGCAGGACGATCCCAGCGGGTACAAGCTCATCGGAAAAAGCAAGCCGCTGCCGGTGCCCGTGCCAAAGGCGATCTGCAAGGCAACCGTTATTTCGTAATAACAAGGTGCAAGGTGCAAGGTGAAAGGCGCAAGGTAATAAGGTTTGAATCCTTTTTAACCTTGCGCCTTGAGCCTTATACCTTGAGCCTTTTTTAAGGATTGATCATGAGCATTACAGTCACGGATTTAAAAAGCGAGCTATCCGAGCGCAACTACCGGATGCTGACCCAGGAAGACGACTCCATTGCAGAGCGCGCCCTGACAAAGGCAAAGGGCTGGGTGCTGTCGCGCTTCCGTGCTTATGGCGAAGATCCCAGCTGGGAGGACGATATCGTGCGCGAGGCCACGTTAAAGCGGGCCTTATACGAGCTGTACGCTTACGCGGAAAATGAGAAAGTGGCGGCGGACAAGCGTCAGGACGCAATCGACCTCCTCGGTGGAATCCTCGGCAGAAACGCAGACGATGCAGACGGCGGCAAGGTTGCCACCGGCTCCGTAAAAAGCGGGGAAAAGCCCGAGCTTTTTGACAACTGGGACAATCTGCCAGGCAAATACTGGTATTAAATCATGGCGCAAAGCAGAATAACAGGGCTGGAGCGGTTTAACCGCTGGCTAAAAAGGCTGGAGCAAAAGGCCCGCAGCCCCAAAGATCTCATGGACCGGGTGGCCCAGTACGGAGAATCCTCCACGGTGCGCCGGATCCGCGACGGGGTCGGCCCGGAAAACGCGCCCCTGACCCGTAAATACAAGAAGTCCGGCAACACCCTGCGTGATACCGGCGCGCTGATGAATTCGATCACTGCCGAGTCTTCTGCCACGTATGCGGCCTGGGGCTCGAGCCTGCCGTATGCCAGAATCCAGCAGGAAGGCGGCACAATCGAGCCGAAAAAGGCAAAAAAGCTTGCAATCCCCGCGGGCTGGCAGGCCCGGCGGCTGATGCGCAAATACGGCGAGAGCCCGGCAAAATGCATCCAGGGGATGAAGGCGGCCGGATACAGGGTCTGGTTCCTGGAAAACGCGATCATGGCAGACGAAGGCAAGGGGCAGTTTGTTTTGTTTATCAGAAAGGACTCGGTCGAGATACCGGCCCGGCAGTATTTGAAAATCGATGACGCAGACGAGCGCGAAATCGAGCGCATTGTAAACCACTGGCTCGGAGAGGACGTGTCAATTACCCCGCCCTAAAGGACGGGGCTTGTAACTGCACTCCGCCTCAGTTGCTCAGAAGAGCCTTTGGCATCAACATGCGCTACGATACGGTTATTGACTGAACCGCTATCTGGGGAG